TTACCAAAAGTCTGTATGTCTCCGGTCGCGCCCGCCAGATCCTTGCCAGCTTTTTCCGCAGACGTGCCAACACCGTCTATGGCCTCGGCGGCTTTGTCGGCGACATCGCTGGTTTTATCCAGCTCACCCTGGGCATCACGGATTTCGCTTTTGAAGCCCACAGCATTAAGCAGCAGCTTGACGACAAGTTCACGAGCGGTTGCCATGAGTGCTCCAGCAGTTGGCGTTATGGGAATCCACGGCGGCTATCTCCAGCAGCATAAATGCGTCTTCAAGGCCATACACAGTCTGTAATTCGTTCAGGCTGGCCATGCCCCGGCTGATGGGCACGGCCAGGCATCCAGGGAGGTTTACGTAGTCTGCGAGCCCTGAAGGGGGGCAAGGAGTCCTGACAGGCGGGAGGCAAAGCCCCCGCCGTTGTCGAAAAAATCCAGCGACAGCTTCAACACTTCGCCGCGAAGCCGCACCAGAGTTGCAACATCCTCAACATGATTATCCACATTGGCCGGGCGCAGCGTGATTCTGGCGTTGGGCTTGTCCGCATCGGGCATAATCGCCACCTGGGGCAGCAGTTCATCATACAGCGGCTCGACCTTATCCCAGCTTACATTTGACAGTGCGCCCAGCCCAACGGACACCAGGGCCGAGGCGCTGGACGTTTTAGAAAGATCCTTTACCGCTGCATCCATCTGACCGTTGCCACCCATGAGAACCAATAGCGCTCGGGCGGCCCACTTTTCCACCTGGCTGGCGCTCATTTCGATCACATGAAAGCTCTTTCCGGCATCGCGGCCAGATTCAATGCTAATCGTAATTTCCTTACGCATGGGGGCTCCTACAGGTTGCTGGGCGTCCAGCTTTCAAAGGTGATGTTAAAGGCCGGAGCCTGCAATGTTTTGGCGGCATTGGGCATGGGCTGTGCAGCCGTGAGCGCGCCGCGCAACCCCGTATATGTTCTGCCGATACCCGGCACGATAAACTGTGCAGAGCAAACGTACACTTCCCTGGCAGCGTCCTGATATGCCTGCCAGTCATCAAAGACAGGGCGGCTTTTACTGTCTGCGGCCAGCGTTATGGTGATTTCTTTTGGGGTGGGGGTGTAGCCAACGCTCAAGTGGCCATCCACGCCCATTTCAGCCACCACGGGGTTGACCTGGGCAGCACTGACCATCGCATCCGTGCTGTAGTTCTCAATTTTGACAGGCGAGTCATACAGGCCCGGCACAGTAAGAAAAAACGAGGCATTGGCGCTGGTTATTGTCTGATTGTTCTGGTTGTCCATGATGACTCCTTACTGGATAGCCGTGGCGGGCAGTACGATTTTCTGAATGCTGCCGCCATCGGTATAGTAAAATCGGCAGTCAGGTGTGCCGCGCTGTCCGCGAACATTTGCGCCGGGATCCTTGACCTGCATATACCAACCCTGGCTTTCAATGGTTTTGGAAACGTCCGTGCCGATCTCCGCCAGCAGCTGCACTTTCTGGGTCTGCGAAAGTGTGATGCCCGCGCGGATTGCCCCAAAGTTTTTGAACCGGTTGATGGTATCCAGACAGGCGGTACGCACAGCCCCATAACCATCTTCGTTGTACGGCAAGGATTTTACGGCCTTGAACAGATCAAGCAGGTTAAGCTGCAAGGCATCCTTGAGGGCAATGGCGTTGATATAGGTGTCGGCCCAATCCCATTTGCCGGAGACTTGCCCGGGCTGAAAGAATTTGAACTGGGCCGAGGCCGTGGCAAAGTCCGCATAACAGTTATACCCGTTATCCAGCAGGGCATCATACTGCTCATCATTGCCGCAGGTAACTGTCAGCCCTTCGCCCTGCTTGAAAGCCAAGGTAAGCCGCCCGTTGTACTGGTCAAAATTGATACTTGCGATGGTGCCCATGACCCAGGCGGCAAGCTGGGCGGTATTGAACACGGGAATGGTGCCGTCAAGTGCAAGCTCGGAATCAATGTGATAACCAGCCGAAGCCTTGGAGCCCTGCACCTTGGCGGCATTGTCAGTGTCCCACATGGCATAGACGAATCTGGTGTCATACCCCGCGCACCATGTGGCCAGTTCCAGCTTGTCTTCAAGCTGCGGCTCCCACGTGGTGGAAAAGCTCACCCAGTCCCGGGCGTAGTTGAGCACGTTTTTGCAGCAAGCTGTCAGCGTTTGGGCATCAATGCCCGGAGACTGCACGGCCCCGGCCTGCTCGGTAAGGTTAAGCAGTTCGGCAAGCCCGGGGGTTTCTCCCGGGGTGGCATAGCTGACGGACGAAGCCGCGCCGGAGGTGGCGCTGCGGATCTCGAATGCCTTGGTCTGGCTGCTATAGGTAACAGTTGCCGCACCATCAAATGTGGTGGAAAGAATCTGCGCTGCCTCGCTGAAGCTGGTGACGGTCGATAAATTAATGCCCACCAGGCTGCGGGGCGTTCCGTCAATGCTGATGGTCAATGTAGCGTTGGCAACAGCCTTGAGGGTGGCAATATCTCCGTCATACGCCGCGCCGCGCAACCAGCTCGGTGCGGCAGCATCGCGCCAGGGCGCAAAGAAAATCTTGCCCGGCAGATAATCCGTGTTGGTATAGCCCTTGAAATACTGCGCGGCCATTGCAGCTTCCGGCGAGGTGTCGCCAAAATAAGCGGCCACAGCGGCAGCGGACGAAAATTGTAAAACCCTGGCCGATGGGGGCAAGGAGGATTTTGTGAGCACAAGGCCAGCAAATGTGAGGCCCTTGGTGCCGCTGTCCATGACGCGGGGTACTATTTGTACGAGCTTGTCTGCATTGACGCTCATGTCTGCTCCTAAGCCTGCGGGTGCAGGTGCAAGTTGACGTTGTCAAAGAAATCCAGGGGCACGGTGACATTGCTATTGGCCTGTACCTCAACGGCGATCATCCACCGGGATTCGGCCTGCTCGCTGTCGTCAGCCGCCGTAAGATCTTGAGGCTCACTGACGGAGAGCGGCGCAAAACCATAGGGAGCCAGGGCATCACAGCCCACAATGTCTTGCAGCAAGGTGGATGCTGTGCGGGACTGCTCTTCCGCATTAGGCCCCACGAAATCCAGTTGCACTCTGCGGCTTTGGGGGCGCACCACCAGGGCTTGCCCCTGAACGCCTTCTTCCGGCCCGGTATACACATGCCCCGTAGTGCCGTGGGGCGTACCGCCCGATGGCGTGATCTGCACAAAATATCTTGTGCTGGGAGTGCTGACCCGATTTGTCCAGCCCCGCACAATGGTTACGGGGCCGAGCCACACGGTCAGCGTATCGCCCAGTGCTTTTACCAGGGCAGCGTCCAGAGGGTTGCCGGTTACAGTAGCCATTACGGCCCAACCTCCGGGGCGTCCTGTTGGTTTTGATTATCTGGCCATGCGCCCTCATCGGGCCGGGCATCGTCCATAACCGGCAGTTGGCTGTCGCCCACTGCTGGCAGGGAGCAGACACGCAAACGGATAACGCGTACCTTGGTCCATCCGGCCCCAGGGGCGAAGTCTTCCAGCACCTGATCCACCTGCCACTCATAGCCGTCAAAATAGAGCAGATCGCCCCCGCGCTCTGTGGTGCGGTCAAGGCCGTACAACGCGCCATAAGCATAGACATCACGCCACACGCTGCTGCTGCGCGCCTGCAAAAGCCATTGCAGGGTTTTGTCCGGTACAGGCTGCACCTGCGCGGACATTTCCACGCAGGGCTGCCATACAGGACGCTGCACATAGTCCGGGCCGATAGTCTGCCCGGCACTGCGCAGCACACGTACCTTGCGGTCAGGATGCACGGAGGTAATAACCTGGCGGGTGAGTGCATGCAGGTTCATTTTTTGTTCACCTCATGGGCGATGCTGCCCACATAAGCACCAGTTTCATACAAGGGGGCATTACCCACGCGCCCGCCAGTCTTGCGCAACTTGGCCTTGACCGTAGCACGCTTGTTAGGCGGCGTTTTCCAAGATCGTATGGACTTCACCATGTCAGCCTGTACAACTTCGCCAAGTTGCCCCATTGCCTGCACTGGATCCATGCCTGCCATAAGCAGGTTGCCCAGACCCTCTGTATATTTGGAGGCGTTGGCGTCCAGTGTTTCCCCCATTGCCGGGCGGGCCGGAATTTTACCAGGCACACCAAACTCGTTTGCGGCAGCGTATTCAGCCACTTTTTGCCCTTTGGCGTTGGTGGCGGCCTCAAGTACCCCCACCTTTAGCTCCAAAATCCCTTCAAGGTTTTCAAGCCCGGGGATGGCATCATCAAGCTGCAAGCTACCCCCGGACATAAAAACCTCCTGCTCGCCAGGGGCGCAGCAGTTCCCATGCGGTCAGGCCGCAGGGAGTCTGCTCCCACCACCGGCTGTTGGCGCGCTGCATGAGCGCAAGCCCGGCATTGACGCTGCCCTGGGCGGCGCTGGTGACGTTGCCCACTACATCGCCCCGGGCCTGCAAAGTGACCAGATGGCACAGCACGTAATAGAGCGCCATTGCGCGGGTATCCTCCGGTATGCGCGAGCGGTCAGTATTGCCCACCAGCAGCTCCGCCACTGGCCACTGGCCCGTCAGCAGAGATTCAGGCGTAAGCGCCTCATCTCCAAACTGGGGGAACATTGCCCGCCATTCGGCTATATTCAGGGATACCCGCGCCATTACGATTTATCCGGCGTGGTGTTCAGGCTTTTGTCGGCGGTGGCCCCGTCAACCTCCACCTGTTCAAAGCCGGTTTTGATTTCGGCCTGCTCGCTCGCCTGGGTTTCACCTGCCTTGGGGGTATCTACGGCGAAAATCACAGGGGCTTCCCCAGCAAACATGGCCATATGACCGTATTTCGCCTGGAGTTCTTCCCACTGATCAGCAGTAATGGTTGTCACGCCGTAGGCAGTGCCATGTGCAGGGTTGCCGTTGGCGTCCACCAGCGACGAAAGAGGTTTACCCGTGAGGAGCACGCGCACGCCGCCCTTAAGATCAAAGCTGACGCCCTGGGGAAGTTTGCAATACACGTCCTTGGTGACAGCGGATTTGGTAGTCTTGGCCATGAGTATCTCCTACACGCCGATCATGCCGGCAATGGCTGCCGGGCGGTAAATGAGGGTGCCGCATGTGCCGGCGCGAAACTTCTGCGCATAGCTGGAAAGCCCGCGCACCAAGGGGAAGGCGTGGAACTTTTCAGTTGCGCCGATTTCCGCTGTCGCCTGGCCCTGAAATTCGGGCTGAATGAGCTGCACCAGTTCGCCGCTGGCCGTGGAAAATTCAGGCACGGTGACGATTTCCAGCTTGGGAAGGAACTTTTTGATCATGTCCAGAGCAGACACGTTAAAGTCCGTGGCCGCGCCCATGATGGCGTACACCCCAGGGGAGCAGACAAGCACCAGGCGGTCATCAACGCCATCGGACGTCACGTTGTCGTTGCCGCCCATCTGGTTCACCAGGGCAGCATAGAGCTTGCGCACATCGTCATATATCTGGCGCGAGGTTTTCTTGTCCCAGTCGGTGACGGCAGTACCGCCACCCTCGGGCGTCACACTGTTGGGCGTAATATTGGCGTTGAGGTTGGGGTCATTCATAAGGCCGTAAATACGGCGACCAGCCACACCCTGAAGGGCGAAGCGGTTGACGTCCACATCAATGACCAGGGCGGCGGAACGCTGTGTGCCCGTACCGAGGCTCACGCGGGCAAGGCCGGACATTTCCTCTTCCAGATCGCCTACGCGGCGGATGGTCTGAAAAAGATAGGTATCGCGCGTGGCCCAGTTGTTGTTGACGTCCGCACTACCACCATTACTGAAGTCATCATACGGGACGGTATGCCCCACAGCTTCAGCCAGCGGAAACCGGACGGAGCTGGTGTTGGCATCACCCTTGACAACTTCGGGGTAAATAGCCCGGGCCCGTCGCGGGCTGGTCAGGATTTCGACCACCTGCGGGTTGAAAAAAGTGGTAAATTCCGAGGGGACACCGGCATTGGGTGCGGTGACGGGGGCAGCGTCATAGGCTTTATTGGGGTCCATGATTCTGGTGGCCCCGTCCACGATAAAGCCGAAGTCACGCAGTTTCTGCAAGGTCATGGGCATAAGAGAACTCCTAGTCGCGGGACGCCACAAAAGGCGCACCCGCCGCCGCAGACGTGCGGACGGTAAATTCGGTTTCAACGTGGCCCGCCACGGTGACCCCGGCGGCGGCAGTACTGGCGGCTCCGGTGGTCAGGCTGGCAAAGACCTTTTGACCGATGCTTGCGGCCGAGGCAGAAGCCAGAATGATGGGGCCTCGCACAAGTACCGGGACAGCATGCCCGGCGGGTATGAGCATGGTGGCGTCCTCATCGGACGGCAGGGGCTGAACGCGCACACGCACAACAACACCGGAGGGGGTGCCTGTGCCTTTGTTGACCATTGCGCCATCAGCATCAGGCCAAACGAAGTTGCCAATGGTCACGCCGCCAACACCAGCAAGAGGCGTAGGCAGATAGAATGTGGCCGGGTTATGGCCATACAGCGTGCCGGGCACGCCCAGGGCGATACCGCCCACCTGTTTTTGGGTTGCCATGATGGCTCCTTTCCCTAACGGGACTTACGCAGACGGTTGAGGTGAGCAAAACAGCCCTTGGCAGCTTCCGGCGCGGCGTCATTGGCACGTACCGGGCTGACCCACCCCTGATTGCGGGTTTTCATGGCCGCAAGGAAGCTGTGGCGCAAAGCGCTTTTGGGCATGCCGGACGTATCCACGCCCATGCGGCGCAGGGCCATGCCATACAGATCTTCGGCGCTGTCACGGGCCACATTGACCGTGGTTTCGCCCAATATGGGCCGGGTGTCGCGCTGGGCATCCAGAATGGCCTGCATCCTGACCAGTGCGGTGTTGGCGGCATCCGCTGCCGTTTTGGCCGGGTCAGCGGGTTCGCCTTCATCCTGTGCCTTTTCCGACCCCTCGGGTTGATCGCTGTCTGCGGCCTTGGGCGGCTGTTCTTCGTCAGAAGCCGCAGCGGGCAGAAGTTTTTCCAGCAAGGCGGCGATGGCAGCCCGTTTTTCTTCAGGCAGGTCGGCCAAAAGGGCCATGAGCTGGGTGCGCTGCTCGTTGTCTTCGGCTTTGGGGGTGGGATCACCTTCATTCTTGGCGGGCGGGTCGCCGCTGTCTTTGCCAGGTTCGCCACCGGGATCGGTGTCGGCAGCCTTTTCAACCAGTTCCAGCACCTTTTGCTTGGCCAGCTCTTCGGTAAGGGCTTTTTCCTGGGATTCAACTTCACCGGGGGCGGAATCCTGGGCCATGCGGCCACCTTTCAGGTGGCGCAACAGACGGCCTACAAGCCCTGCGGGCAAGAGGACGGTTTTCTTCTGGGGCATTTGAGGCTCCGTGGTTTGAGGTTTGGGTGCATTGTCGCGCACGACCACAGTTGGGCCAGCGCGTCCCACATCGACCAGGGCAAGGTGGTTGCCGCGCAGGTTGCGCATGACGCCGTCATACTCCTGCCCCTGCCACTGACCTGGCGTCATATCCAGATCATATTGGTAGGCCAGCGACAGTTCCTTGAGTTCCTCGGATTCAATGCGCCGTATGGCATCGGCATCATGCACACACAGGCTTATGCGCAGGTATTCACCATCAAATCGGGGGTCGCTGCCCAATGAGCCAATAATTTCGGACTTGGGCAGGTTTTCCGCATCCGTCTCATTGTGCATAAGTTCAAGCGGGAGACGGCATATGGTGGGAGCGGCTCTGGCCAGTTCCGAACCCGGGCGATACAGGCGGTATTCTTTTTTGGGGTCAAGCCCCAAAGCTTCGCACATCGGAATCTCATTGCCGTAATACACGGCCACCTGTTCGCGGGTGACGGGGTTGTCCTGGACGTGCAAGAACCCATTGGCGTCCTTTGTACGGGCGCTCTGCGCGTCCAGGGCTATACTGGGGCTAGGCATTGGCGGCCTCCTCATATTTGGCCAGATCCGACTGGCTTTGGGCGAATGCGGGCAACAAGGGGGCGTACTGGCAACGGCAGCGCGGCAATTCACCAGGACGAATCTTTCGACCTACAGCGGGGTCATAGAGCCCTTCGGAAAGAAGGAAAGGACGTCCATCCATCGCCTTGTGGGTTTCCCGGGCCTGTATGCTGCGGCTGACGTGAACCCACGTCACGCGGGTAATGCCCAGTTCCTGATATCTCTGACGGGTAAGGGCTTCTGTGGCTTTATTGTTCTGATCCTCGGCAATAAAGGCCGCACGGTTGCGCGCGACATCAAAGCGGGATCCGATATCCTCTGTAAGCTGCCCAAGGTCGCGGCCGGAGCGGACGGAACGCATGATCAGTCCCTCGAGGTCTACCCCCAGCCGTTGCGGAAGACTTTTTATGAGTGATGCGTTTTCGGCCACAATGCTGGACATGGTGTTCTGCATGGCGCGCGAAGTCTTAAAGCGCACGCCAATGCCCGTAGCGCCTTTGATGCCTGCGGCAACCCCGGCGCTGGCCTGCCCCAAGGTGCTACTGGCGAACCATGTGGCATCATCGGATGCGGCATCACCAAAATGGCGTGTCCACTGTCGCATGCGCACACGCAGCGCAGTCAGCATTGCATTGGCCGGGCTGGCATCAAGGGCAATCACACGCAGAGCTTTACGCCACCAGGGCAACGCGTCATAAGCTATGATTTTTTCCTGCTGCCGCTTATATTCCGCAGCCAACCACCAGAGCAGCGAGGCCCGCATTTCATCAAGGCGAGTTTGCAACCGTTTGGCATATGCGGCGCGAACAGCCTGTGATGGGCGCGCGGGTTTGCCCGGTCTGGTATTGCGCGGGGTCAGGGGGCGGCTGGTGTTCATAGCAATCCCCCGTCAACATCTTCGGGCAACTCGCCACCCGGGGCCTGCGGCAGATCGTCCACATCAAGGCCGGTATATTCCGACTGCGGATCATTGCTTAACCGGCCTCGGATTTCTTCGGCTGATATGGCCCCGCACTGCTGCAAAACAGCATCGGTATCGGCCTTGGTTTTATTGATGATTGAAAGTTCATTATCACTGGGCTTTTTGAGCGCCGCCCAGGTAAAGCCGCAATCGGGATCAACTGCCCCGAAAACATGCAACTGCGCCAGGGCAAGAGCTGTGTTCATAGGCTCATCAAACATGCTGGCCTGCTGCCCCGAGGCATGGTCATACCAATTTTGCAAATCTGATTCGCCCGTGGCGTTCATGCCGCCAGGGCTTACGCCCAAATATTTGGTGACAGGCATGCGCCACACAGCAGCCAGCATTTCCAGCGCCTGGCGCACAATGTCCACCACACCGGAAAGCGGCGTGTTGATCTGGAGGATTTCTTCATCCTCCATATCCACCAGCTCCACGCCGTCATTGTCTCTATTCTTGGCAAAGTATTCGACACGACGGCGCACATCGTCATCATCGCCGCAGTACAAAACGCTCTGCATATTGGTTTTGAATACGGTGAGAGAGAACTTCTTGAGCAGGCGGGCCGCACTTTCGCGAGTACCTGCAAAGTGAACCAGGTAATCCAGGGCCATCTGCACAGAAGGTATGCCGCCGAAATTGTAGGCGGGCTTAAGCAGCAAGGGCACAGGGTGCTGCACAAAATGCAGGTAACGGCTGGAATGGATTTCACGCCCAAGAGCAAACCATGTGCGCGGGCGGTAGAACCAGGGAGAGAGCGGATCAGACGCATTATACTGCCCCGGGAACATGAGCGAAGGGTCAATATGAATGAAAGACAGGTTGCCTCCCTGAAGCACACTGTCGGGCGTAAGGCGCAGCGGCTCGCGCAAGGCGGCTGCGTCACGCTCTCCCGTGTCGATAAACACGCGGGCAACACCGAAATATCCCGTATCAGACGCAGCGCGACGAAAAACATGGCGCAGCCCCATTCTGTCCATTACGGTTTTTACCGATTTGGCCTTTTCCATGTCCGGGTGTGTGACGTCCATCCACTGGCGGGTGGTATCAGCCGCCAAGGTTTCCACACCCGCCCGCATAAGCGGATCCTGACTCAAGTTGGCGCATGAGGCGTAGCCAATAAAAGACGGCGCACCAATCATACCGCCAGTGTCGGCAAGAAACTGCATTACATCAGCGCACGGCGCTCCCACGGAATCCAGTGCCATGCCGCCAGCATCCACCAGACCGCTCTTGGGTCTGGAAACATCCATGACGGCAGGCAGCGCGTACATGTCAGCGCAATCCGCCGCATTAAGAGACGTATTGGCCAGCCCGCTGGCATCGAGGCGGGGGGGCTGATTTGCGGGATGGGCTATGAATTTCAAGGTGCGGCGTTCCGGAGTGATCAGCAGTGATTTCATTCGGGGAGCCCTCCCTTGCCGCGTATGGGTTCGTCAAATGCATAACGAATGGCGTCAAAACAGTGGTTGTCCTTGTCCATGATGACAGGGAGGATTTCGCCCGTGAGCGGATCTTGCTTGTAGCTGTACAAGGTGGCTTCGCGCACGGTGTGAACGCATGTAGGATGAATATTCAGCCCTATGTCGCGAAGCCAGCGAATGCCGTCTTCAATGCTGCCCGGCCACTTCTTGGCGGCCCGAATGGCAAAACGTCTGCGCCGCAAATACTTGATCAATTCTGGCCGCGAGCTATCAGCACGGATGGGCCAGCGCCGGGCCTCGGGCATGCCGGTGTAGAGAGTGGGCAAATCGTCAACTTCCAGACCCTCGGCATAGACCTCATGACAGACGCGGACTTCACGCTCGCCATTGGGGAATTTATGAA